ATCTTTACGGTTTGGATTTTCCTGATGACATAGGATTCTTCAAACCTAAAGAGAAGTATGATTATGTTATTCATCTTGCTGCCTTTGCTGCTCTTAGAGATAGTATTGAGAATCCAGATAAGTTCTGGGAGAATAATGTAGTCAAATCTCAACCTATCTTTGATTATTGTAGAAAAAATAATACTAGACTTTTATATGCTAGTTCAGCAGGAGCATATGGTTGGTGGATGAATCCTTATGCTATTACTAAGAAGGTAAATGAAATACAAGCTCCTCCTAATAGTGTAGGAATGCGTTTCTTTAATGTGTGGGCAGAGAAGGATAGTAGATCTGATATGTTGTATAGAATGCTTCAGGAAGACACTGCTAAGTACATTACAAGACACGAAAGAGATTATATCCATGTGAAAGACGTTGTGAGAGCAATTGCGTATTTGATGCCAACTACTTACACTGGTCCTATTGATGTGGGAACAGGACAAAAAACTTCTATCTTAGGAATGGCAAAGGCAATGGGTAGAGATCTTCCTATAAAAGAAGATACACCAGGAGAACCAGACACTTTATGTGCTGACACAACTGAGTTGCGTAAATTAGGATGGTATCCTACCATTAATATAATGGATCATCTTAATGGCAACGTATAAACATTCTTCAGGAAAGAGATTCTTATTTGTTCATATCCCTAGAACTGGTGGGAGATTTATAGAAGTTAATTTGGAAAAGAATGGATGGGAAGTAGAACCTATAGATCAATATGGCATTCCTCATTACCAACATTCTTTTATAGAGGATTGTGAAATTGCACACTTTCACAGAGATCTTTATGAAAAGTATTGTGATATAGAAGGTATAGAACAGATTGCTGTGGTTAGAAATCCTATTGATAAATTCTTCTCAGCATCCACTTATCTTATTACCGTATATGGAAAAGAGATACAGGAGAAACTGGAAGATTATGATGAGATGGTATCTATTATAAAGAATTTTCCTATGTCAGAGACTCTTAGTTGGTGGAGACCACAGGTAGATTTCGTTACAGACACTACTCATATATGGAAATTTGAGGATGGATTGGGTACAGACTTTGGAGATTGGTTGGGGGAGAAACTGGGGGTTCCTTTTGAGATTGATAAGTATGCTAATTATGCTATGAACCGTTATGAGGGATCTTTTAAGCTTGACAGGACACCTAAACTTATAGATAATATATGTAAATTCTGGAGGGAGGACATTGAGCAATTCTATCCCGAATTGGCAACACCACTCTAAGAAGGATGCCAAACGGAAACTTAAACCACAAGCCTTGCGATCTGCTAAGGCAAGAGTAAAACACTTTAAAAAGTGTCACATGGGTCGTCTAAAGGGCGACCTTTTGCGTTATTATAGGTATATACAAAACGAAAACAAAAATGGCAGTACAGCACGAAGTCAAGTCACAACTAGCAAAGTTGCTTGCTACTGAAGATATTGTAGTAGAGCATAAGCACGTTGAGACCGCACAGTTTAATGTCCATACTCGTGTATTGGTTCTTCCTCTATGGGAAAAGGCAAGTAATGCAGTATATGATATGCTTGTAGGTCATGAGGTGGGACATGCATTATTCACACCTAATGAAGATCCTCCAGAAGGAATTCCTCATAACTTTTTAAACGTATGTGAGGATGCAAGAATTGAGAAATTGATGAAGCGTAAGTACATGGGTCTTGCCAAAAGTTTCTATAACGGATATAATGAGTTACATGATCAGGATTTCTTTGATTTAGAAGATGAAGATATTGATAATTTTAATCTTGCTGATCGTGCTAATCTATACTTTAAGATTGGTTCGTTCCTTGATTTATCTTTTTCAGCTCCTGAGAAGGAGATTATCACTCTAATACAAAATGCCGAGACCTTTACTGACACCATCGCAGCAGCAGAAGCGTTATATAATTACTGCAAGCAGGAGCAAGAAAAGCAGAAAGAGTTTCTGGAACAAGCAGAACAAGCTAAGTTGGATTTTGAGAACGATAGTCAAGGTTCTGGGAATAGTGACACTAGTGGCGATAGCGATAACGATTCTTCCGTTTCTGACTTTGATAGCAGTCCTTCTATGGAAGATAGGAGCGATAGTACTCCTAGCAATGATCGGGTGGTTGATTCTGGTTCTACTATAGATGATCTAGATGTACATACACTAGATTCTTTAGATAGTAAACTAAAAGATCTTGTTAATACTGGTGGACAAGAAAATCAATATACTGAAATTCCTAAAGTTAATTTGGATAGTGTGATTGCTTCTAATGAAGATGTTCATGCTGACATTCAGCAATATTGGGATATTAGTGATGTTGAGTATGCTCAATCAAAACAGCAATGTATAGAAAACCATGGTCGTTTAACTGATTACTATCCAGAAAGTTTATTTGATAAATCTGATTCAGCATTTAGAAAATTTAAAAAGGAAGCACAGAAAGAAGTTAATTATTTGGTAAAAGAGTTTGAGTGTAAGAAAGCAGCATCTAGTTATGCTCGTGCTACTACTAGTCGTACTGGTATTTTAGATACTTCACAACTTCATTCTTACAGATATAACGAGGATCTTTTTAAGAAGGTAACTACACTTGCTGATGGTAAGAATCATGGATTGGTTTTTGTATTGGACTGGTCTGGTTCTATGCAGTATGTTTTACAAGATACTCTTAAGCAACTTTATAATTTAATTTGGTTCTGTAAAAAAGTACAGATTCCTTTTGATGTCTATGCTTTTACTCAGGAATGGAATAGAAGAGAATATGATTATACTGCTGGTGAGTATGCTAATAAAAAACAGCAGAGTCATTATGAACCAAAGCAAGATATGCTTGCAATTGATGGTGAATTTAATCTAATGAATCTTTTTACTAGCAAAGTTAATGGAAAATCATTAGAGCAGCAGATGATAAACATCTGGAGAATTTCTGAAAGTTTTAATCGTTATGGTAATTGTCATTATCGTTATCCACCTCGTCTTTCACTTTCAGGAACTCCTTTAAACGAAGCGATTGTATGTCTTCATCAAATTCTACCAAAATTCCAGAAAGAGAATAATGTAGAAAAAACTCAATGTATTATACTAACTGATGGTGAAGCACATCAACTCAGTATTCATAATGAAGTTAAAAGGAATTGGGAAGATGAACTTTATATGGGAACACAGCGTTGTAATGGCGAAAGATGTTTCCTCAGAGATCGTAAGTTAGGTAAGACTTATAAGTTTGGGTGGGGTTATCATGAGTTTACTGATACTCTTATTAGAAATTTAAAAGATAGATTCCCAACAACTAACTTTATAGGTATTCGTGTTCTAGAATCTAGAGATGCTAAAAGTTTTGTAAGACTTTATTACCATAATGCACATTATGGGTATGATAAGAGTAAAGAGTATGATACTATAATGAGTGACTGGAAGAAATCAAAGAGTTTTAATATCAAAAACTCTGGGTATGATGCTTATTTTGGAATGAGTTCTTCAGCACTATCTCAAGATTCTGAGTTTGATGTTGATGATTCAGCAACTAAAGCACAAATCAAAAGAGCATTTGTAAAATCTCTTAAAACTAAGAAACTTAATAAAAAAGTTCTTGGTGAATTTATATCATTAGTAGCATGAACATTTTTGTAACTGATTGGGATCCACATAGATCAGCAAAAGTATTGCCTGATAAACATGTGGTTAAGATGCCATTGGAGACATGTCAAATGCTCTCCATTGTCTTCTCCCATTGGTATTATGATTGGGGTGATGATTTAGTTAAGAAAAAAGATGGAACACCATACTCAGTTGCAAAGGGTGCATTCAGGAATCATCCTTGCACTCAATGGGCAGGTGCTAGTATGTACAATACTGCATGGTTGATACAACATGGATGTGCATTGTCTGATGAATATACACATCGTTATGGTAAACTACACGGATGCCATAAAGCATTGTTTGAGGCAAAGAAAACATTTCATAGATTTGCAGGTGAGGTAATTACATGCTATTGTATGGTGGAATCATTTACTCGTGCAATGCCCAATGAGTTTAAACATAACACAAGCATTGACACTTTTACTGCTTACCAAAATTACATTGGCAGCAAACCTTGGGTTGCATCTAATTATTTACGTGACCCATCCAGAAAGCCAGATTGGGTCCAATAATTAAACTGGCCACAAAAGGTATAAAACCCATACCATTTCCATTATAATAGTTTCATAAATAAGAAACACCTCATGACTTTTCAATTAAAAATGACAGAACAACAAGTTGTTGACGGACTAAGAAGTACTTTTGGTAATGAGTTCGTTTCTGCTGATGTTCGTGGTTTTTGTCAAGCAAATGATATAGGATATTCAACAGTAACTAAGAAGATACAGAAGTATAAAGTATCTAAAGGTAAGTGGAACCTTGAAGTAACCACAAAGGCAGTTGAGAACATTGAAAAATCATTCAGTGCTCCTGCAGTTCAACCAATTGTAGAAAGAGATTTAATCCCTGAGAAAGATGACACATTTGTTAAATTCGGCCCATTCACCGACCTTAAAAAAATTATACAAAGTAAGCATTTTTATCCTACTTTTATCACTGGACTCTCTGGAAATGGTAAAACATTTTCAGTAGAGCAAGCATGTGCTCAATTGGGTAGAGAACTTATTCGTGTAAACATTACTATTGAAACAGATGAAGATGACCTCATTGGTGGATTCCGTCTACTCAACGGTCAAACTGTTTGGCATAATGGCCCGATCATCGAGGCCTTGGAGCGCGGCTCGATTCTATTGCTTGACGAAATTGACTTGGCTTCCAACAAGATTCTTTGCCTTCAATCAATCCTCGAAGGAAAAGGAGTCTTCCTCAAGAAGATTGGAAGATATGTAAAACCAGCGCCAGGATTCAATGTGATTGCAACTGCAAACACAAAAGGTAAAGGATCTGAGGATGGTAGATTCATCGGTACTAATGTATTGAATGAAGCATTCCTTGAAAGATTTGCCTTGACATTTGAGCAAGAGTATCCTACAGTGTCTATTGAGACCAAGATACTGAAGAAGGTATCTGGTAACCTAGGTGTACTAGACGAACAGTTCTGTGATAATCTTGCTAACTGGGCAGACATCATTCGTAGAACATTTAAGGATGGTGGTATCGATGAGATTATTTCAACTCGTAGACTTGTACACATCATTCGTGCTTTTGCAATCTGGAATGATAGACT